CTAACGGTAATGGTTTAAATACACCAAATTGAACTGGTTGCCAAAGATCGAAATGACACGCCCTGCCAAGTAAAGTTCTAATTTTACCTCGATCATTCGCTTTACGAGATACATTATCCATAAGTTGTTTTACAAATGGAGCTTTAGTGTGATATTGTTTTATTAATTTTTCTGCAGAATCTTTCATTAATCCTAACTCTGCCATTAATTTATTTTTACCCATACCATACATCAAACCTAAATTAATAGTCTTGGCTTGTTTTCTTTCAATACTAGCCATATCTGCAACAACCTGGTGAAAGTCTGCATCACCTGCATTGTACGCATCTACGATTTCATCAACACCAGTTAAATTTTGTAGTTTTGCATAATGCACTAATATTCTAGGTTCTTGTTGTGAATAGTCGAATGATCCCCATTTATGATTTTGTTCTGGTATAAATATAGATCTAATTAAAGGTCCAAGTTCTGGATGTCTTGCAGGAATTTGTTGTAAGTTTGGATTAGACATACTAAATCTACCAGTGACTGTGCCACCTGCATCTGATCTAATTTGATTTATGTCTGCATGTATTCTACCATTGACTGCATGTTTAGTTATTGAATCTATAAATGTGCTGTGAGCTTTGTTTAGTTCTCTTGCTTCTGCAATTAATTTTGGTAATTCATGTGGGTGATTTTGTAAAAAGTTTTTTGTAAAACTTGGTTCTTTACTCTTAGCTGTTCTATCATATGGCAGTTTTAATTTATCAAATGCTTTTGCAATACTACGTGCTGCCATTATTTCTACATCAACACCAGTCAAAGCTTTAATACTATTTAATATTTTTTTCTCTTTGTGCATTAAAGATTTTTTAATGTTATCTGCTTTTTCTAAATCAACTCTTACACCTTTAAATCTCATGTCAATTAAACATGGAAATAGTTTTGTCTCTAAATTAAACACATCCCATAATTCTTGTTGATATAATTCTGTTTCTAGTTTTTTCCAAAGTTTTAATGTAGACTCTGCATCACGTTCCGCATATTGTCCAACAAACATAGCTGGAAGTTTCCATAATTCTTTTTTAGGATCAACTCCATATTCTTTAGCTGCAGCGTTCAATACACTTTCATCTTTACCAATGCCAACGTAGTGTTTTGATAATGTGTTTAATTGATAAGATAATCTATTTTCATCAATTAAAGATGCTGCAATCATAGTATCAACTATCTTACCTTTAATTGTAAGTCCCGCTGATCTTAACCAACAAACATCATACATTGCATTGTGAAATATAAAGGTAGTTTCTGTTTGATTAAATATGTCTTGCAACCATGAAAATACGAGTTTTTTGTCCATATTTCCATTTAGCTGGTGTTGTATCGGATAATAGCCTGACCACCCCTCTACGGCCACCGCAATGCCAGCAATGTGGCCTTTTCCAGTCACATTACCAGATCCTAGTTCTTTTAGATCTGGATCATTAGTTTCTAAGTCTATTGCTATGTACTTGGCTCCGCGCAGATCTTTTAATTCATCAGGCATAACCCATTCGGTCTCTGGTGTGAACAGAGGTGTTTGTATACTTCTCACTTATAATCCCTTTCAATTATCATTTCGATAAAATGAATGGCTTTTAATAAATCTTCTTTGCCATTTTTATCTTGATGTCTAATTATGTATTTAATAGCACAACCTTCAGGATATAGCAACTTGTTCTCCACTACAAACTTACTAGGCTGTATAACATATTTTTGGTAGTGATTCCCGCCGTGTTGTTTATTCCAAACATCACCAAGTTTTACCTTGTCATTTATCACACCTTTTTTCTTTAACTCTTTGTATAATTTTTTCATTTTTTTTTCTCCTCATAATCTTTATATTCTTTTATTAACTTTTCACTAGGATGATAAACATCAACAATTGAATGACAGTTAGGACAAGATAAATTACTTACAATATCATAGTCCTCATTGTCTTCAATGTCGTGATCTCCACCCCAAATTAGTTTAGTGTTACAGTGCCAGCAGTTCATAATATATAAGCCTTATCAAAATCTCTTGGATCCAAGACGTGCAATTCACGCTTCGCTCTCGTCGCTCCAGTA